TAACTTCGTACTCTTCCTTAGGCTCAGGAATATATATAGTGATCTTAGCCACTACCTACCACCATAGTTTCTTTCATCTTTTGTGCCTTTACCCGTTACTCCTCCACCCATAGGTGCAAATGCTTTCCCCGGACCAGTAAAATGTTTTGTACCGATTGCGGATAAATCTGCTTGAGTAGGTCCTCTATCCCCACCTAGCTGCTCTATACCTTTATTTACTTTATCCATAATATTTTGACTATAACTCTTACCTAAGATTTGTCTTTCTAACATTTTTCTTCTTCTATCTTCAAGAGTACCCAGTGGTCCTTTACCAAACATAGACACTGGATTATATCCCTGTAAAATTCCACCAGGTTGATACATCCCTGCTGCTGCAGTACGTTGAGGTGCAGTAAAATTTCTCCATGCTTGCATACTTGGAGTGTTGGTAACTTTATTTCTAAAAGAATCTGCCAAAACTCTTCCAATTCCACCTTGAGTCATCAGGTCTATTATCGAAGCAAAAATATTTTTTTTCTTTTCTTCGGGTATGAGATAGTCATCTTGTTCATCAATGGTCTGGGCGTCTAGGAGATCATAATTATATAGAGAGTCTATACCTCTTCTAGGCATACCCTTATTATAAGAGTCAGGGAAATATAAATTGTTATATGGCGGAAAAGAGTCTGCAGTTGTATAAATATCTTCACCCACAACCTCATTAGAATTTCCTTGATTATTTGCTAATGCTATTAAAAACTCTTCTTGTGTCATTATCTTCTCCCGTCCGCTTTCGCGTCTAATCTTAATGTTCCATATCGCCAAGTTTCTCCTGTAGAATCATTAGCAATATTAAGTGAAACCAATCTTCCTCTGGCTCTAGTATCTACCTTATCAGTAGTTGAGGTAACTGTAAAGGGTCCTAATGGAGAACTTACAGCGGTCGTATCTGGATAAGAACTAATAAACAAAGTAACCTTAGCATTCCCTGTTAATAGTTTAAAATCAGGTAAAAATCTTCTCACCGACATAAAATATTCACCATCCCCTCTATAATCAACTACACCTGTAGCTTGACCTAAAGGTGATTTTCTTGTGGTAATATCATAATCTCCAGATCTAATGTAAGCATTAATAGAAGTCGTCCCTGTGCTATTAACCTGATCAGTTCCTTCTTCATGGGAGTAATACATCGTTGCTCCATATTTACTAGTAATTCCTAGTATAGACGGAAATACAGGGGTTGCTGTTGAAGTATAATCAGTTGCGTATGGAGTACTAAAAACATTTGCATCAATCCAAGTTGTTCTATCTAAAGAACTTGTGGTCCATACATTCTCACCGTAATTATATGTAACACATCTATCAATTTGCTCACTACCATTTTTAGGGTAGAAAAAATTTATTTCGTTGTATAAATTATTATGACCAGCTGCTACTAATCTATTAGAAGAGTAATTAATTCCTAAATTATTTCCATTACTATTAAATACAAAATCCTCTACTAAGCATGGAAGATATTTAACGGTACCGTCGTATTTAAAGAATCCACCAGCATCACCCATCCAATATACAGCTCCATCCGCTGCAACAGCTGCATGTTGCCCGATGCATCCACAATTGGTACCTGCTAATTTAATACTAAATGTAAAAGGTGGGCCCACAAATTGTGCTACATAAGCTGCCGTATCAGTTAAAATTAAAAGATAATCTTTACCTGTAACCGCTGTTCTAATTTCATTTCCGTTATCTAATCTAAAAGTACCTGCAGTATTTGTCGCTGTAGGAGCATAAGTATTTAAATCTTCTTGATTAGAGAATCTTACAAACATTGGATCTTGAGTTGTAGTATCTCCAATAGTTGTCTCGGTACCTAAATGAAATAAGTGTCTATCTCTATCGGACACAATTGTCATTACAGATGCGGTAGGATTATTAGTAGTTTGAAAATTGGTTGTCGTTGTAGAAGCTCTAACACCTGTTGGAGCGGCTGCGCCCGCATTCCACGTATAAGTTTTTCCATTAAATATTGTAGCAACTAAAACTTGACCATAGTTATCTAGACTCCAGCTTCCTGGATCCAGAACAACCGAACTTGTTGTTCTTGCCGTTCCCCATGTAGAGCCTCCCCATAAAGCTGTACCCCAACCATAACCTAAGGTTTGAGTAGTAGGTCCTACTGTAATATAAGGAGTAAGAGTAGCTGCACCTGCAGCCGTCATCCCTGTTCCAGTTTCATTACTCGCTGCTTGTACTTCTAACCAATCACCTCCGGAATCTACAGTTATAATTTCGTAAGTTTTTTCTAAATCAGATGCAGTATATGCAGAATCACCTGTCACTGTAACAGATGTTACGACAATATATTCTCCTTGAGTTAAACCATGGGAAGCTTTGTTAAATCGAACGACATTAGAATTATTTGTAGTGGTTATAGTAAAACCTGTTACGGCTGTATCCAGAGGGGTAATATCATAAAAAGCATCACCATAAAAAATAAATAAACCTTTGCTAGTTCCAATAGCTGTATATCTCTCTCCAGCTAAACTAGTAAAAGCATGTTGTGCTCTTGCCGGCCCTGGTAAAGTTTCTTGAGATGAACTTAATTGATTCCATCCCCCTATTTTTTCCGGTAAGCCATATCTAAATCTAACAAAATCTCCATCGACCCATTGGCTTTCGGCCCCTGATTCGGTGGCTTGTTTGTTAAATCCGGGCTTGAAATTTAATTTCTGTAGCATATAGTAATTTATATAATACTTATGGAAATAATGAAAGAGCGAAAATGCAGATTTTAGAGGCGGTTGTACATATCAAAGGGGTAGTAAATCCTTTTTTATTAGAAAAAGTTATTAAATTTATTGACCACAAAGCTACTCAAAAACTTTCTGTCATAAGTGGTGACAGTCTTAAAGATTACAGGAGTGTGAAGGGATATCAGCTTAATACTAAAACTCCTTCCAATATGTTTTATTGGAATATAATTAAAAAAGAAATTCAACGATTATATGTATATTATAAAATTAAATTTCCTCTCATAAAATCTACTACCGTTAATCAAATGGATCTTTTAAAATATGAACCTGGTGGAGAATATAAGGTACACACTGATCATCACGCATTAACTCCACGAACTCTTACAGCTATTCTTAATCTTAATAATTCTTATGAGGGAGGTGAGTTAGCTTTTGGAGATCAAAAAGAAAATGAAATAGCCCAATATAAATTAGGAAAAGGGGATATCTTATTTTTTCCCAGTTGTTTTTTATACCCTCATTTTATAAAACCTATAACTAAGGGAAACAGGTACAGTATAGTAACATGGCTACAGTAGATTATAAATTAATAAAAAATTTCTTTTCTAAAGAAGAAATATTGTTTCTACAAAATTACTGCAATCGAAAATTAGATACAGATAAAGATTATGTTATTGATCATCAATCTTTTTCGCCGGCTTTCGATACGGATGAGGTAATGTTTTCTTTTTTAGATATAAAAAAATCTAAAGTAGAAGAAGAATCTAATTTAAAATTATTTCCTACATATGCGTATTGGAGATATTATATTTTTGGTGGATCATTAAAACCCCATAGAGATAGACCGGCGTGTGAAGTTTCTGTTACGGTCTGTCTTAAAAAACATGATAAGTGGCCTTTAGTAATAGAGAATGAATCTGTAGAATTAGAAGAAGGTGATGGATTATTATACGCAGGTTGTGTTCAACTTCATGGAAGACCTGGAATTTATAAAGGAGAAGGAATGGCTCAGGCTTTTTTTCATTACGTAGATCAGAGTGGACCTTTTACCGCCCATGCATATGATAGATTTAGGCTTAGTCATTTACCAGATTCTGTTTATGAATCTCCAGAGGATTTGACAATTAAAAAAAATCTTATTAAAAAATATAAAAAGAATGATTAATATTTTAAACAAACAAAATAAACTTAGTGAAACTAGATATAGTCTTAATGTAACATATCCTAGAACTGTTAACATAATACATGGTCATTATCCTTACCCTGAAATTATTCATGATTTTATTCTTCAAATAAAAAATAATTTAGATGATGATATGAATAATTCCACTAATGTAAAAGGAGGCATGACTAAATGGGGCTATTTTTTAGATAAAAAAAATTTTATTAATTTTACATCTTTTATTATAAATAAACATCAAATAACTCATGGGGATATTTTTGAACATTTTTTTGAAAAATTTATATTTATAAATGCTTGGGGCAATGAAATTAAATTAGGAGATAGTCTAAATTATCATTATCACAATTTTATGCATGGTATTTTATATTTAACAGATGGATGCGACTTAATATTACCAGAATTAAATCTTAAAATAACTCCTAAATCAGGTGATTATTATATTTTGCCACCCCTAATAACACATGGTTTTAACTCTAGCATTTTAGATCTC